CTCCTGATTTATAATTTTTTGGGTGAGATCTAATTTAAACATGTGTGTGTAATATATCAAGCAATCTTTTTATAATTGTTTTCTTGACATAGAATTTATGTTATGAAAGAGGAAGAAAAAAGAATGTTAGATAAAAGAAAAAAGTATTAATATGAAATATTACAATATTTCAAAAAATATTATTGCTTGTAAGAATTTTTTACCCAAAATTAAAGTGGATGAGCTCTACACTGATTTTCTAAATAATAGAACACAATTTAATACACCTAATTGGCATAACAAAAATCATGATAATACAAAAGAATTTTTTAGTCCTTCATGCGGAGGTTTTGATTTTTGGATAACTTGGGAAGAGGCAAAAAAACGTGAACTTTTTATTACCGCTGTTGGTAGTTGGATATTAACTCAAGGATTACGACATTATGCATCTGACAATAACTTGCCTTTCTTTTCTTTATTAGAAAGAAATGTTGAGTGGAACGTGCATGTTATTGCTTATAATAACGGAGGATACTATGGATGGCATAAAGATAATGCTAACCCTAATTTATTTACTTTTAATTTAATTTTTAACAAAGGAAACAAACTTAAAGGGGGAAATTTGTTATTTATGGATGAAGGAAAAATAATAGAAATACCTAATGAAGATAATTTTTTTTGTGTGTTTCCTTCTTTTGTTAGTCACGCTATTACTCCTCTTTATTCCGAAGATAACAAAGATGTATCATTTTTAGAGCAAAGATTTAGTGTTCAGTTTTGGACATCATTAGCGGGTTTTAATTAATTTTATGAAAGCACAAACAAACGTATTTGGAAGAATTGTTAAAAGGTATAATATGCCTTTAGAAGCTATTAATGATTTAAACACTAAGTATGAAAAACATAGAAAAGAACTAGCATCTTTTGGTCCAAGACTAGCAGGAAGATTAGATTCTGAATTAGAGTTTACCCATCAGATTGGACAAACAGAAATAGCTAAACACATAGTAGACTGCATGAATGATTATATTGAAACGTTAGATAAAGTAAATTTATTTAAAGGTCATAAAGAATTAGAAATTTTAAGTTGTTGGATAAATGATATGGTAGAAGGTGAATACAATCCTCCTCATACTCATCATGATAACACTGGTTGGTCTAGCGTAATGTTTTTAAAAGTCCCAGAATTTATTAATGACGTAAAAGATCCACATAAATTTAGAGATGGTCAATTAGGTTTTACAGATGTTAATGGTACAAACATGACATGGATGGAACCTGAAGTAGGTCATTTTTATATATTTGAAGCAAGGCACCAACATTGTGTTATGCCTTTTAAAACAAAAATAAAAGGAGAAATTAGAAGATCTATGTCCTTTAATTTTATACAAAAAATATATGTTAAATAAAAAAATTACATTTTGTGCAAGTAACGGAAGTATGGTTGATATATGGCCACATCCTAAACCTGCTTCAAGAGTTATTCCCGAAGAATATAAAGATTTAAAAAGATTTAGGGATAACGATTTACATCAACCAACCGTAAAAACTTGTATGCCATTTTTAGACTCCATGACAATGGGATATGTTATGTTCTTTGAACAAGATTATCTTGTAGATCCAATTGAAGGTGATTTTAGTGTTACTCCAGCAAACAGAGAACAAAACGATTTTGGTTATCATAGTCAAGCACAGTTGCCAGAAAAATGGCATACAACAACGGGGAAAAATGCAGGAAAATTTCATAATAAATGGTTAATTAAAACACCTCCAGGTTATAGTTGTTTGTTTTTACAACCTATGAATAGATTAGAAAAAAGATTTAAAATTATAGAAGGGGTTGTTGATACAGATAGGTATACTAGTTTAATTAATTTTCCTTTTATATTATTAAAAAAAGATAAACAGTTTTTATTAAAAAAAGGAGAGCCGATGATTCAAGTAATTCCTTTTAAAAGAGAATCCTATAAAATGTGGTCTGGTTTTTATTACGAAAAAGCACATAACAAAGTTTTAAATTTAATGCAGAGTAAATGGCTAGATAAATATAAAAGTTATTTTTGGAATAAAAAAAACTATAAATGATAGAAATTTTTAATTATATAAAATTGTACGAAGATATTTTAGATAAAGAAACATGTATTGATATTATAAATAACACTGACATAAGTAAATTTAAAAGAGCTACTATTGGAGATGAGGAACAATCTAGTCACAGAAACTGTTACTCAAAAAAACTTAACGATAAGTATGATAAAAAAATTTACGAAGGTGTAGGTAAAATTTTACAAAAATATGTAAAAAGTTTTCCATATTTTTCTACAGGTTTAACAATAGAAGATACGGGCTATGTTCATTTAATATACAAGGGGTCAGAAAAAGGTGAATACAAAACACATGTTGATCATTTTGATTTATATCCAAGAGTTTTAAGTTGTTCTTTTATTTTAAATGATGAATACGATGGTGGTGATTTTTCTTTTTTTGAAGGCAAACATATTGTTAAAAAGAAAGCTGGAAGCGCTGTGGTATTTCCTAGTAACTTTTGTTTTCCTCATGCAGTAACACCCGTCACTAACGGAAATAGACACTCAATAATTACATGGATTCATTAGAAAAAAATAAATACAAATATGTTAAAAACATGCTTTCACCTGACATGGTTGAATTCTTAACTTCTTATAGTTTAAAAAACTTTACAAAGGGCGATGATCAAGTTCCTTTATCCTCTGCTAATCATTCAAGACAATCTGATATTTACAATCATCTTATTCATTATTTACTTTCTACTATGGAAAAAGAAACAAATTTAAAATTAAAACCAATATATTCTTATAATAGAATTTATCTTGGCGGTGCTGAACTTAAAAAACACACAGATAGAAAAGAATGTGAAATAAGTGCATCTATAACTTTAAAATATTTTTATCAAGATCCTAATTATAAATGGCCTTTGTGTATGGGAGATATTCCTATAGTTATTGAAACAGGAGACGGTGTTATATACAAAGGTTGTGAAATACCTCATTGGAGACCTATTTTTAATCAACCAAAAGAATATTGGCATCATCAATTATTCATACACTATGTAGATTTAAATGGACCTTATAAAAATGTTTTGGAAGAAAAATCTTTTAATTAAATGTATGTAAAAGCAAATATAGATGATTGTGCAATCATTATTAATGATTTTTTACCTGATAATTTATTTAAACAAATATCTAATACTTCGTTTGATGATCATGAACATTTAAATTCTCATGAGGAATGGGTTGAAGATCTTTACAACGATGTAAAAAACGTAAAGACCATGGAGCATATAAATTATACCAATTCATTAGCTAACATTAAAGAAGGTAAGATTAAAACTGATATTGAAATATTAAATAATTTTTGTCAAATATTAATGGATTGTCCTTTTATTCCATATCAACAAAAATCTCAAATGGATATATCTCATTATGAATATCAAAAATTTTCAGGAATAAATTGGCATGATGATGTTAACTATACTTTAAATTATTCTTTTTATATTCACGATAATTGGGATGAAAATTGGGGAGGTGAAACTTTAATTGATACAGGAAGAGGATTACCTTTAGTTTCTTATCCTTATCCTAATAGTTTATTAGCAATAAAAAGTGGTATTCATCACAAAGTATGTCCTGTGACTGGACCTATTAAAAGAAAAGTTTTACAAATTAGAGGTGTTTTTTACGAATAATTAGGATCGTAATCTTTCCAAGTTTTACCAACTGCATTTGTAGTTCCATTGGCTGTATCATCAGCTACAGCATCGCTATAAGCAGTTTCTGCAGCTTGTATTTGACCTTTTCTTGTCTCTGCCCAAGTAAGTAAAGCAGCAATAGTTGTAGATCCTACAGCAGAACTTGTAGCACTTAGATTAGTATTTCCTGTCATCATTCCAGTAGAAGCATCTTTGCTTTGAATTTCATTTTGACCAGGTAAGTTATTCCATATTACACAATGAATAGTATTTGGACACCAAGCATCTACCCAGTTTTTACCTTTGTCTGCCCATTCAAGATGATAAGAGTCATCTATTTTAATTGAGTCTCCATTTGATATTACAATTTGTGTTGCCATGTGTATCTCCTAATGTTTTATAATATAGTTAACCACCACAAAAGGTGAGAATGAATTTGTTCCTGCCGCTGTAACAGCACCAGTTAAACTTGTAGTAATATTACCTGTTAAAGTTCCAGATAAAGTATGAGAGTGATTATGTCCTGTTCCTGATCCAGCATTAGATGAAGCTTCATTACTTGAAGGGTTAGCATTTGGTTTTACAAAAGCGGTGTTTCCAACATCTGGATTGGCTGGGCCTGTAGGAAAAGTGTGACTGTGACTTGCTAATTGCGCAGTAGTCAAAGAAGTATTATCAATGCTACCTGTAATAGTTACAGATTGGTTTGTAGCATTAGTTGCAGCTTGGTTGTTTGTTACAGCAACTGTAACTGTGTTTGCACCACCAGTTCCTGCTAAGTTATATGTATTACCATCATAACCTTGTGGCATTTTACCTTCAAGGTTAGGAACATTAAAAGTTGTAGAACCATTACCAGCACCGTATGTTGTAGAAATTACAGCAAATAAATCAGCATAATCAGTTCTTGAAATTGCCGCACCATCGCACAATACATAACCTGCTGGAGCAGTTGCTTTAGTCCAAGGCTTAATTGCGCCTACTTCACTTCTGTTTGTTATATCCTGTAAGTTAGCCATTAGTCGTTATATTTCAACCTCCACCCATTTGTTGAATCGT